GGTTGTCAAACAAAATCAAGCTCCAGCTGGCGCATTACTTTGGGGATCTGAATACGGATCACATCCGGGCGTCGATCGCGCTGGGCGCAGTTACACGAACAGATTTGGAGCTCCATATAAAAAATCCGGTTACTGGATCAATCCGGCGATTGATTTCTATGTGCCTATAATTGCGCGTGAATACACTGAGATTGTCAAAGATGTCGTAAAGAAGGCAGGGATGGACTGATGGCAATTCCAAAGGTCAAGATAACTTTTGACGCCGATCTTGATGGCTTACGCAAAGGCGTCAATGGCGCATCAGATGAGGTTGAAGGCTTTGGTGCCAAAGTTGGCAAATTTGGCAAGATGGCAGGAGCGGCATTTGCTGCCGCTGGCGTTGCTGCCGCTGCCTATGCTGGCAAATTGTTGGTTGATGGCGTAAAAGCGGCGATCGAGGATGAAGCTGCACAAGCCAAGCTTGCAACCACACTGACCAATGTCACAGGCGCGACAACAAAACAGATTGCCGCTGTCGAATCTCAGATCACTAAGACATCCTTGCTGACTGGTCTGACTGATGACGAATTGCGTCCAAGCTTTGAGCGATTTGTGCGTGCTACAAATGACGCGGATGCAGCTCTCAAATTGCAGGCAGTCGCCATCGATGTTGCCGCTGGATCAGGCAAATCACTTGAAGCTGTAACAAATGCAATGGCAAAGGCCGCCGAAGGCAATGCCGGATCGCTGGCCAAGCTCGGAATCGGCTTATCAGCTGCCGAGCTCAAGACCATGTCGATGGAGCAAATTACTGCAAAATTGGCGGAGACATTTGGTGGACAAGCTGCACAGCAAGCCGACACATTTCAAGGCAAGATGCAGCGGCTCCAAGTGGCATTTGCCGAAGGTAAAGAGACTGTCGGATCTTTCGTGCTCGATGCCATTACGCCGATGGTTAGCGGCTTTGTCAATACAGTCATTCCAGCTGTGCAGAAATTATCCGAGGAGCTCGGGCCAAAGCTCACGCCAATCTTTCAAGCCTTGACCGGATACATCCGCGATTATGTCATCCCAACATTTAAGGCTATTTGGCAATTCATCACTGAATTTGTCATCCCAGCATTGCGCGATTTTCTGACACCCGTCATCAATGGCTTGCGAGCCGCATTTGAGCTCGTTGCTGGCAAGATAAAAGAAAATGAAGACAAGCTCAAGCCACTCAAAGCTTTATTTATGGCCGTTGCAACTTTTGTGAGAGACACGCTTGCTCCAATTCTCGGCACGACTCTTGCTGGTGCATTCAAGATTATCGGCACAGCCATCGGCATCGTGATTGATCTTTTTTCCAATCTTGTGGATGTGGTCAATAAGGCTTTCAATGCCATCAAAGCGATTGTCAATTTCATCAAGAACAATCCAGTAACACAAGCCATCGGTGGAGCAATTGACTTTGCATTTGGCGGCGGTCGTGCGAATGGTGGTCCAGTCTCATCCGGCACAAGCTATCTCGTCGGCGAGCGCGGCCCAGAATTATTCGTGCCAAATACATCGGGCAAAATCATCCCAAATGGTGGCTCAGGCGGTTCGACAATCAATCTCACGGTCAATGGCGCAATTGATGCCGAAGGTACAGCGCGCACAATCGTCGATGTGCTCAATCGGTCATTCAGTCGTGGCACTCTCGGAGCTCTGAATTTCCAGTCATGACAATTTGGACGCCTGAATGGTCACTCACAGTCAATGGCTCAAATGATTATGCGAGCCTTACCCTAGCCGATGTATCGATCACATCGGGGCGCACGGATATTTACAGCCAAGCCACTGCAGGATATGCCAGCTTTACAATCCTGAATTTTGATGACAGCCCAGTCACCATGAATCTAAATGATCAAGTCACAATCAGGGTCAAGGATTCGACTGGCACATTTGTCAATCTTTTTGGTGGATATGTCACGGATTTGGATTTGGAAGTATCAAGATCCGGTACTGGCGGCATGGTGCAGAATATGAAGATCATCGCGCTGGGAGCTTTGTCGAAGCTGCCAAAGTCGTTGACAAATGGCGTCTTGTCCAAAGACTTTGATGGCGATCAGATATACACAATCCTCAGTGCGTTGCTATTTAACACATGGAATGAAGTGCCAGCGGCTGAGACTTGGGCTGGATACAATCCGACGACCACATGGGAAAATGCTGAAAATTCAGGGCTTGGTGAAATTGATCAGCCAGGTAACTATGAGCTCACATCTCGATCATCGAGCATCACCGATGTGTATTCACTTGTTGCAGCTTTGGCCAATTCAGGGCTTGGCTATATTTATGAGGACAATCAAGGCCGCATTTGCTACGCCGACAGCACACATCGCAATACTTACTTGGCAACTAATGGATACACAAGCGTGAGCGGCAATACTGCGCTCGCTAGTGGCATCAAGACATCACTGAAATCTGGAGACATCCGCAACTCAGTGACAATCAAGTACAAGAACAATCAGACAGTCTCAGCATCGAGTGCCGAGTCAATTGCACTGTACGGATTACAAGCCCAGTCGATTGAGACCACTTTGGAGCACACTTATGATGCTGAAGATCAAGCCGATTTTTATTTGGGCATAAGAGCATTTCCAGAAGCGCAATTTCGGTCGATCACATTTCCGCTGGGCAATCCGGAGATTGATGACAGTGACCGAGATGCGTTGCTCAATGCATTCATGGGGCTGGCGATCGACATCACCGATTTACCGGACAACATTGGAAATGGCCGCTTTCAAGGATTCATCGAAGGCTGGACATTCAGAGCTTCATACAATGGACTGGCGATCACTTTGACTGTATCTCCTACGGCTTACAGCTTGCAGGCCGCCAAATGGAATGATGTGAGTGTCGCCGAAACATGGAATTCCCTATCAAATACACTTGACTGGAATGAAGCGATAATCGTCGCATAAGGAGAAAACATGGCAACGACTACCAATTTTGGCTGGGAGACCCCAGACGATACCGATTTGGTCAAGGATGGCGCAGCTGCGATCCGAACACTTGGCCAATCCATCGACACATCGATGGCCGATCTCGAAGGTGGCACGACTGGTCAAGTCTTGTCAAAAGCGTCCAATGCTGACATGGATTTCACTTGGGTCACATCAGATGATGCCAATGCAATCCAAAATTCAATCGTGGACGCCAAGGGTGATCTAATTGCTGCAACTGCGGCAGATACACCGGCTCGCTTGGCAGTCGGTACAAATGGCCAAGTGCTCACAGCGGATTCCACAGCTGCGACTGGTCTTGCATGGGCCACAGCGACTAGCGGTTCTTTTACTAGTTTAGGATCTGGATCGCTTTCAAGCAACATTTTGACATTGAGCTCAATCAGTTCATCCTATAAAGATTTACGCGTCATAGTAAAAAATGTGCAAGTGGCAAGTGCAGCTGATGTGATTGTAAATGTTAATAGTTCGACAAACCTCGATTATATTCAGCTTCGAGCAGCCAATACCACAACAACAAATGACGCTGTAACAGCGACATCCAATTGGTATCTAAACAACAATGTCTTAAATACTGGCTCAAATGGCAATATCGTCGTTTTGGATTTTCCAAATTATGCTGAAACTTCTGGCTATAAAATTGTAAATTCTCGATCAAGATTCTTTGCTAATAGCCAATCTCAGCAAATGATTGCTGGTGCGACCATTTTAACGGCCAGCGCAATTTCAGAAATTGTTATTAAAACAGGCGGAGCAAACTTTGCAGGCGGTACATACGAGATATGGGGAATCAAATAATGACTAATCCAACGATAACAATCCACAATCTTGAGACTGGCGAAATTGTCACACGCGATCTAAATGCCGAAGAATTGGCAGAATATGAGCAGACAAAATTCGACAGTGCAGCAAGGGCAGCTGAAATTCAAGCTCAGGCAGATAGTAAAACTGCGATACTTGAGCGTCTTGGCCTTACAGCTCAAGAAGCGAATCTTTTGCTCTCATGAGTTATCCAATCGCATCAGCTCCACATGCAATCGAGATTGCCAAAGGTGAGATCGGCTACATCGAGACCCCAGACAACATCACCAAATTTGGCGAATTTACAAAGGCCAATGGATTGCCGTGGTGCGGATCATTCTGCAATTGGGTGCTCGCACAAGCTGGCGTCAAGGTGCATTCAGTAGTCAGCACAGCCGTCGGAGCTCATAAGTTCAAGGAGATTGGCCGTTGGCATGAAGTGCCTGCAATTGGCGATCTTGCATTCATGGATTTTCCACATGACGGCGTCGATCGCATCAGTCACATCGGCATCGTGGTCGGTATCAATGGCAAGACAGTTACGACCATCGAAGGCAACACATCCGGCACAGGCGATCAACGCAATGGCGGCATGGTCATGGTCAAGCAGCGCACAATTGGCAAAGAGGTTGTCGGCTTTGGCCGTCCAAAATATGTGCCATATAAAGGCGAATTTCCAAAGGTAGAAATGCCATCACCAACAAAAGCCGAAAAGCCAAAGAAGGAGAAAAAATGGAGCAAATGAAAGCAATGGCAGCGAGCTGGGCAAGATCATTTCTCGCAGCTGCGCTTGCGCTATACATGGCAGGCGAAACAGATCCAAAGACATTGGCAATGGCAGGCGCAGCCGCCGTCGCTCCGGTGATTTTGCGCTGGCTCAATCCAAAGGATCAGTCTTTCGGGTTATTGGGGAAGTGACTCGGAAGGTACTGACGGCAGCTCTAGGGTTTTCGCTTTCGCTAGGGCTGTCGTCATGTGCTTATCAGGGATGGACACGCTATGAGTGCCAAGAATTCGACAACTGGGAAAAGCCTGAGTGCAATCCGCCGCAATGTAAGGCTCTCGGAGTCTGCACTGAGGACATATATGGAAAGGATCCGCGTGCCGTCACATCAACGCCGACTGACAAATGAGCAACTCAAAGCTCGACTGATCGTATTCATTGGCGTCTGCCTAGCTCTCACATTTGCATTTTCAGTGGCTGGGATGCTGTACGCCCTGATCTTTGTGACTCAGCCATTGGGCGATCAAGCTCCCAACGATCGAGCATTCATCGAGCTACTTTCGACGTTGACGATATTCTTGACTGGCGCATTGGGCTCAGTGCTGGCATCAAATGGATTGAAAGACAAGCCCAAATCTGGCGATGACACGCCGAAAGACACGCAGCATTCTTGACCTTGTCAGCCATCTAGTTCATGCTCTTACATGGGAGCAGGCTTTGGCAACATTTCGCCGTGGCAGTCAGGGCTTGCTCCCCTAACAGAAACGGGAGCATCATGGCAATTGAACAAATCATTGGCTTTGCTGTATTGGCACAGCTGACAATCGGGACGATCCTGTATTCGATGGGATACAGGGACGGAAAATCGGTCGGATACATGCGCGGCCGCGCTGTGCAAATGGCAGCGATGAAAACAAAGGCGGTCAAGTAATGGCCGGATTCTTGGATGGATATGAGGATGTGGCTGCACGCATCAAGAGACTGCACACCACTTACCCATCAAACCGCGTGGAGACATCGATTATCGATTTCAATGCACAGGCTGGATACATCTTGGTGGAATGCCGGATATATCGCGAATATGAAGATGAGAAGCCAAGCGCGATTGATTACGCTTTTGGTCGCGTCGAATCTTACAATCCATCGATGAAGCGATGGTTCGTCGAGGACACTGTCACAAGTGCCATCGGACGCTGTGCAGGGCTATTGCTCGGATCTGAGACAAGGCCGACAAAGCAAAATATGGAGCAAGTCGAGACCATGCCTAAAGCATTTGTGGACAAGATCGAGGATGATCCGTGGTCAAAGCCATTTGCTGAGGACGGATTTGCGACAGCTGCAACAGGCATTGCTGAGATCGTCAATCAGCTTGGTGGTGAGCTCATCGGAGAAGCTCCACAGTGCAAGCATGGCCACATGTTATGGCGAGAAAAGGCCAAAGATAAGCCAGGAAAAGACTGGGGCGGATATTTCTGCAGCGAAAAGCTCAAGGCCAATCAGTGTGCACCAATGTGGCATGTACTTGGCGCAGATGGAAAATGGAAGGCACAAAGCTGATGGCTGACATGGAAATCATCAAGATCGCCACTGGCGAGCGCACGCGATTCATGAGAGATGGATCAGTGGTTAAAGATGAAGTCGATCCGCCAAAGATTGAATGGTGCGATCGATGCGAGACATTCAAGCGATTTGATGGCGGTCGATATGACTTTGTCAGCGGATCGGCAGAGCTGTGGTACTGCGAGCTGTGTAAATGAAAATGAAAGTGTCTTTCGATGACATGATGGAATCGATTGAGATCGCTTTGCTACGCATTCGAGAGATCAATGGTCGTCCGGATCATTCGTCGAGATATGACAAGAATTTGTCATTTCATGAATATGTCTGCCAATTGGCTGAATCGATCTGCGCTGAGATTGTGGTGGCTCGATACTTTGGAAACAAAAATTTCAAGCCGACAGTAAACACATTCAAGACACAAGCTGATGTCGGATCAAGGATTGAAGTCAAATGGACAAAGTACGATTCAGGCGCACTGATTATCGGTGAGACTGATCGCAATTCTGACATCGCTGTGCTAGTCACGGGCAAATCGCCTGTCTATGAGATCCGTGGATGGATTCCGGTATCAATCGCCAAAGACAAACGCTGGAAGCGTCGAGATAATCCATCATTTTGGGTCGAGCAATACAATCTTCATCCCATCGAGAATTTAAGGAGATCCAGTCATGGAGATGCTGCGCTTTCAATGTAGAGTCGAAAAGAAGGTCACCAATCACGGCGTCAAGATGGATGAAGTGAAGCTGGGAGATGGCAAGGTACTTGTGCAATGCTTGGGATGTGGCGTCATGGGCGTCATGGATCGGAGCGATGCACATGCCTGAGTACGAATACCGATGTGAAGTCTGCAGTAAGGTCAAAGCAGTCAAAAGGCCAATCACTGATCAGCTTGATCGAGCACCTTATTGCGACGGATGCACAATCCCAATGGCAAGGATCTACAGTGCCAATCCGGTGCATTTCAAGGGTCGAGGCTGGGGTGGCGATAAATGACAATTGTCAAGATGTCCTATCAATGCAATTGCGGCGAATTGATCGAAGTCGAAGGCACAAAAATCATGGACACAGCTTTTGTCTTGACTGATCTGATGTTTGACCATGAGGATGTGACCTGTGGATAACCTGTGGACGACACGCAGGAGACGCGCTCAAGTTCTCCACATTCTTGACTTATCCTTGACAGTGCCGCTACCGTCCTGCTCTGCAAGCGAGCGGCTGGAGCCGTATAGCTCGCTAAGGAGACAGGCGGTTCGGGGAGCTCTTTGCCTATTGCTAGGCTCGGTTGTCTTACAGATGCAACCCGTACACGCAGTTACACAAGCCGATCAATATCGTCTCTATGCTCATTCAAGGATTATTGATTGGAAGCAATTCAATTGCTTTGCAAAGATCATTCACAAAGAATCTCGATGGGATCCCAAAGCTCGCAATGGTTCACACTTTGGGCTTGGTCAGATGAAATCCCAGTGGTATCGCAATCTTGATCCATATCGTCAGATTGATCAGACCATCAAATACATCACAAATCGTTATCAAACACCATGCAAGGCATGGGCATTCCATGAGCGCAAAGGCTGGTATTGATGAGCTTACATTCACAGCGTAAGGCCAACAGCGCACAGTGGAAGAAGATCCGGTTGAGGATACTCACAAGAGATGGGCGTGAATGTTATTGGTGCGGCATGGATGCAGACACAGTCGATCACATCATCCCAGTTGCAAAGGGTGGACTGGACATCGATGACAATCTTGTGGCAGCTTGTCGGAAATGCAATTTCAGCAAGCGTGATAAATTGCCGGATGAGTTCATCATGGAGAAAATGAGACGGGGTGGTCTTTTTTCTGAGACTGATTCCACCCAACCCATCCTCCGAGGTTTTAATTCACCAC